GATTTTAATATTTTCGGATTTAAACCTGATAGACGTGATGTATATAAAATTTTAGATTTAGCTGTATGGGATGGTTCACAATTTGATTCTAGAACACAAGGAAGACAAAAGGATTACTTTCTTGTAAGAGATACAGGAATGGTGCATTTTTCTAGATATTTCTTTTTACCAGCTAGATTTAGAGGATTTAATACTCCTACATTTAGATTTGGTGGTGGAGAATTTATTACGCCTGTAAGAATAAAATATTTATATGGTAGAAATTTAGCGACAGATGTGCGTGAAGGTGGTTTTGTTACAGAACTAGCTAAAAAAATGGCTGCAATAGAAATACTTAAAAATTCTGATTTTGGTAATCTTACTGTAAGTGGTATGGATAGAGTACCTTTACAACAGAAAATTCAATTGTTTACCACTGAAATTATAGAAGGAATAGAATCACTGAAAGGTGTGGAGATATTTTAATGGCTAATGAACCAATGGCTGTAAAGGATTTTATTACAGATTTAGAAAGTCAATGGACTTATAGTAATGTTACTGATGCAACTAAGAAACCGGGGTTTATTGAAGTTACTGGAACTAGTGAACCAATGCGTTATAATCTTAATGTAAATGATCAGATTATAGCTAGACCTTCGGGACCAGCTGTACAGGAAACACCAATAGGAAATTGGAAATTTGGAAATAGAATATACAGTGTAACTTTAGAAGTATATACACAAACAGATAGGCAGAGATTATATAATTTAATGAAAGAAATAAGAAGAGTTTGTCACGCTAGAATGCATAGTTTAACTAATTTTCAAAGAATACAATTCATGGATTTTAATGAATTAACTAATGCACAAGCTAATGTATGGGCAGGAACTGTACAAGTTCAGTTAGTTAACAATGCAATTACTTTAGAAACATAGGGTTTTTTAGTATAATATAAATAAGGAGAAAATATAATGGCAGTATTTCGTAGTGATCAATCACAATTAACATATGCAATGGAGACAGCTCCGGGAGGAGATGTTGAACTTAATAATGGAACTAGAGAATCCTCACCTTTTTATGCACTGTTAACAGCAGATCATAATGCAGGTGTTACACAACTTACTTATGATGGGGGTAATGCTACACTTACTGTAGGTGATATGGTAAGAATTGGCAATATTAGTCAAAGTGCTGATGCCAGTAGTTCCACAGTGGTACCATTTGAACTCAGAAGAGTAGAGTATTTTACTCAATCTGGAAGTGATGGTTCTTATACAGGTACTATTTATCTAGATAGACCAATAGGTTTTAAACATCTTAATAACTCATATATAGTAGAAATAGATAGTGCAGGTACTACATCACAATATAAATTTATTACAGAAGTACCGGGAGTATATGAATCAATTACAGTACCAGATTTAGCTCCTACTTATGAACCTAGATACTTTCTAGGAGTAGGACAAAAAAGAGATTGGACTAAAATGTATATTGGAGCTCAGTCTTTTGCTGGATCTTTACCGGGATTTATACCTTTAAATGGTAAACCATTGAGATGGTCAATTGGTAAAGTATATGATGTACCAGCAGCTACAAGTGGTAGTAATCCCACTGTGGATGCAACAGCAAGTAAAGGGGATGTATATCTTACTCTTTCATCATCACATGGTGTAACAGATAATGATTATATAGTTATTTATAGTCAAGCTTCTACAAGATATACAAGTGGTACATCTGATACAGAGGTTGAAATACATAAAGTAATAGATGTTCCTACTACTAATGTAGTAAGGTTAGATAAACCATTACGTTTTGATCATGCATCAGGTAGTTTTGTAGCAGAGGTTGCAGATGATGTTGTAGTAACACATCATATAGAGGAGACTGTATTACTAGATACGATGTCATGGCATTTACATATGAAAGATAGTGGTGAAACAGCTCCTAATGATTTTGATAGACGATATGTAGGAGGATTTGTAGGATCTACTACACTATCAGCAGATGAGGGTGGTATGTTAATGACTAGTTGGGATACAGTTACATTCCAAGATATGGTTCATAATCAAGAACAAATATCCACATCTGATGTAAATCCGGGATCTGAAGCAGCTTTAACTACTTTATATTCAGGAGATTCAATGTCAGCGGGTATGCCTAGATTTACTGAAATGGCAGATATTGGTACTTCAGATATATCGTTCCCAACTACAGAACCATATTATTTCTCTCAAGGGTCTGTGAAATTTATGGGACAAGAATTTGCTAGAGTTAGAAATTTTAATTTAAGTATTTCAAATGGTGAAGAAGCTAGATACTACATATCACCTAGATTTGGTAGACACAGAGGACCTACTGAAATAAGAGAGGGTAGAAGAAGTTATGGTATGTCTTGTACTTTAGCATTACCAGATTCAGCAGCTTCTGCTAGTGCCGTTGGTAGAAATACAGCTACAGAATTTTTCAAACAATTACTTATAGAAGGTAATTATGGAAGTGGAATGGAAGGATTTAATATTGAACTTACATTTACTAGGGGTACTAATGATAGTATACAGATATTAATTCCTGCTGATTATACTTCAGGGGATGAGACAACTGGTGCCGAACCGGGATTAGGAAAAAATGGAGCATTTTTAACAAGTGCTGCTCACCCAATAGGAGCTGATCCTATAATACAAGTATCAGCAGAATTTCAAATTAGAAATCTAAAAATAGTAGTAACAGATACAGAACGTGTATACACATAAGGAGGATAAATGACAACTATAAAGGATAGTCCAGTACAGAAAAGTTTTGATGTAAATAAATATAAAATAGTAGAAGATAATCAAATTTATACTGTAAAAATTAATGATGATGAATTCGATGTAACAGTCAAACCAGTAACATGGCAATTAAAAAATGAGTTAATAGCTAAATGTATGAAGTTTGACCAAGATGGAAGTTCTTCATTTGATGGTGGTACTTATATAAAAGAAGTTTTAAAAGCAATAATTATTGAAGCCCCTTGGGGTAAAACAGATAATAAATTTCTAGATTCTATAAATTCAGATTTAGGAGCTGCTTTAGAAAAATTAGTTCCATCAGCTTTTGATACTAATTTCAATGAGGTAGATGTAGTAAAAAAAGAATAGATCGTTTTCTTAGAGGAGTAAATGTGGCAACAAAGGAAGCGATCTTATATACTCATTATGTAACTACGTTGGCACTTTTAGATATGGGATTAAGTTATACAGAAATAAAAAATTTATCAAATACAGAAACTGTTATGCTTACAGCAATGCAGGCATCATTAAATGAATATAGAAATGAACAAATGGAAAGAAATTCTAAACATCAAGAAGCTGCACAAGCTCATCCAACATTTCCTAGGAGGTATTAGATATGCCTGAACAGTATGATGTACGTTTTTCTATTCTTGAAGATGCTTCCAGAACTGCTGCTGCACAACAGGGAGTAGTTGGTGGTATTAGTGCGGGACAGGAAAAAGCAGAAAAAACAAGAGAAGTTAGAGATAGACAAACTAGTTTAGCAAGACTATTAGGTTTACAATTTACTTTAGCAGCATTACTTAAAAACTCACAAATTTTCACTGGAACTATTGGTGGTATATTTCAAATTCTAGGAGGTTTAATTGATGTTACATTAGCTCCTTTCATGCCTTTGATTGTAGCTCTTATGACTAAACTTGCAGGTATTATTCCGAGATGGTCTGCATATACTCAAGCAGTGATGCCAGCAGTCATAGAAAAAATAACTAATGTAGGTCAAGGGATAGCCCAGATAGTTTCTGGTGTTAATCAATTTGCCAGAAAACCATTTAATTTGTTTGATAAAGATGGAATGTCTGCAGATGGAAGACTTAGTTTATCAGATATATTTAGAGGTTTAGGTACTGCAGTATTAGGAGCTGGAGTATTTAATGCTTTAAGAACTGGGTCTACTGGTATAGTATCTACAGCAGTAAGAAGTTTAATGAGTGGAACTATAGGAAGCTTAAGTAAATTTTTAAGATTCGGAGGTTGGGTAGCATTAATTTTTGAAAGCGTTAATATAATGAATATATTTAAAACATCAGGAATAAGAGCAGCTTTAATAAGAGTAGCAGATACAATTCTAATGACTTTCTTCTCAACACTTGGGGGTTTAGTTACAGGTGCAGCCGCTTCTTTTATTGGTTTAGGACCATTAGGTTTCTTAGCTGGTGCTGGAATTACAGGAGCAGCATATTCTAAATACGCTTCACCAAAATTTACTGGAATGATGGGAGGCGGTGGAGGTGGAGAGAGACCTAGATCCGAATTATATACAGAGTATATGGAGAATAGGACTTATCCCACATCTGAATCTGCAAGTTTTATTGGATCACAAAATATAACTGCATTTGACTATGATAGAGAATTACCAAGAATAGGATCTAGATAGGAGGGATTAATGGCATTAGCAATATGTTTATATGATGGTGGATCAGTGAGATATGCATTAAAAGCAGATTCTTTTTCAATAAATTATGTAAAAACTCCAGTACAAATTCCTCTACCCGGTGGTGGAAATCCTAAAATTTTAGATTTTGGACAAATTAGACCTACAGTTACAATTTCAGGTTTAGTAGATACCACAGCTCCGGGAAGCTCAGAAAATGTTTCTGGACCTACTAGAAATAGTAGCACCGTATATACTGTACCAAGTAAAAAAAATTTAGAGGATTTTGTAACTAGTAAATTTTATGATGAAAATAGTGCGAAAGTAGAACTACTTTTATCAGATGGGACTGCAACTCCAGTATCAGCATATGAAGTGGCTATACAACAATGTAGATTTGATTTAGCTCCAGCCACAGAAGATAGATTTAGTTTCACATTAGTATGTGTTGGTAGAAAGAGGGCTGATTCGTAATGACAGATACGTTACAATTTAAAGCTTCAAAAGTATATGTTTGGATTCAAGTTGCTCAGCTTAATGACACGTCAGATGATGGGGGTGGTGGAGCTGGAACTGGTATATCTAATTCTAGAACAAGTATAACAGTAGATACAGGGCATAAACTGTCTAATGGAATGACAGTTTTAATTGACAGTGAAGAGGTAACAATATCAAATTGTGATAGTAGTACAGATACAGCTATTACAATTGATAGAGCAGAGACGGGTACATCAGCTGCAACTCATCTAGATAATGCTCCAATATATGCATGGTGGGAAGTAACAGATGCGACTAATACTCAAAGTTTAGTTCAATCTTTAACTATAACTGATGAAATTTATAAACCTATGATGCTTCAATTAGTATTATCTAATTTTTCTTTAACTACTAAATTTAGTGTGGGAGAATTAGATGGTGTAATAACAGAAGGAGTCCCTATAAAAGTTTTAGAGGGGGCAACTAATACAGTATTGTTTTCTGGTGACATTGCAAGAGTAACTAAACAACATGCTTTAGAAGAAGGAAATACCCTACAAATTGCAGCCTATGATGCTTTACATGAATTAGGAAGAACTAAAATAGTTGGAGATGATGCGGAAGTATTATTAAAAGATGGGGGTGGTTCAGCAGCTGACATTAGTACTTATAAATATTCAGAAATAATTAAACTTTTGGTGCAAAGATTCCAATATTCAGGTATTAATACAACTGAAAATAATATTACATTTACAGAACCTACCAGTGGAAGTGAGCCAAGATTTGAACCTTCTAGATATGTTAGACCAGCAACTGATAGAAATGATAGAGTTACTTTCGCAAGTTCTGATACATCAGTTTTAAAAGCCATTCAAAGAATGGCGTTAGCAGATCAAATTACTACTAATGGGTTTGGATATACTTTTTATGTAGATCCAAATTTTACAAAAACATCTACTGCTCATAAACCTGCTGCATTTTTTAATTATTATAAAACTAGTTTTATGCCTCATCAAGATGAATCTACTTCCATATCTACTGGTAAAATTACATTTCAAAATTATTTTGAATCAGATCCAGTAACAGAAAATGGTTCAACCCGTCTTATAAAATCTGGAGCATCGTTTGATAATTTAGATGTTGATAAGGCTAATGTAATTAATGTAAGATTTAGGGATCCAAATACTGGAAGAATTAGAAATTTAGAATTTGAAATTTTTTGGTATTCAGCTTATAGTGTAGCAACATCTCATTTTAGTACAGCTTATTCTGGTAAAAAAATAATTGCGGACTCTCATGATACTGCTGGAGTTCATGGGGCACATGATCCAAAGTTAAATGCAGGTACTCCAACTGATTTCGCTGCTAGACTAATAGATACGGATGAGAATGTTATTGGATATGTACAATATGCAAGTTCTACAAGTGCAGGATTTTTATTAGTTTCAGGTTCAAATACAAAAACTGCTACAAGTAAAGTAGTTGCTGGAGAAAATTTATGGTTGAATAAAAAAGCCTCAAATGATTATATAACTTTAACTAGTGTAACTGATGTTGAAGCAGGTAAGCAATTTAGACCTCAAGAAGCATTAGAACAGAAGATAATGGTCAATATGGATTTCGGTCTTGAGAGTAGTCACGATAATATTAGACAAGCAGTAGCAGCTAGGGTTGCTCAAAAAGGTGATCCAAAAGTTAGAGGTAGAATACAAATCAGTAATAATTACCCTCAGACTACATTTGAACATCAAGTCCTTGCTGCTGATACACTTGCTACTTCTGCTATAGGATCTTTAACGAAAACTGAATGGACAGACGCTGTTTTGGCTGCGGGTGGTGGATTGACAGATGGGGGTGATGGGCATAGTAGTTTAACTCTTTTTCCTCAACTCGGATTAAGAGCCGGACATGTTTTAGCTAAATTAACAGGTCAACATGGAACTGTAGATACATATGGATATTTAGAAAAAGTAGAAGCAAATAAATTAACAGTTACACTTAATTCTGGTACTTTATCAAATAATGATTATGTTAGATTTCACGTACCTATAAGAGCTGGTCATATGGTTAAAGTTAGATCCACCCATCATAATATAGGTGATTTTACGGGTGGGAATTGTATGGTTACATCAATAAATTATCTTGAATCAGCTGGTTCAGCTTATACTGATATAGAAACATTAGGTTTAAGGTCTACTAGTGGTCAAGAAATTATAGGTACTGAAAGACCTGAGTTGCTAAATATAGATGATAGTCAAAATGATGATTGGCAGGGACATCCTTTTGGATTTGTAAATGAACCACATTTTACTGGAGCTTTTAGTGTTGGAGATACGGGTGGGAACGACAAAGATAGAGCTATTAATTGGCTAGCTGGAACTTTATATATAGGCAATGAAACCTATGCGATTGCTGCAGATGATAGTGAGGATGCTACATACGGAATAAATGGTTTAATGGGTATTACTGATGATGATAATGATGGAATGCCCGATGAAAGATATGTTATATACTTTGAACCAACAGTATCTACTACTAGATTTGCTTTTGCCACAGAGAGTAATTTTGAAGCGAGAAATGCAATAGAAGGAAGAAACACAGCTTCTTCTCTTCTTTTACCATTCGGACAAAATAGAATAAAAATAGGAACTGCATTTGCAAGTAAAAGTGGTGCAAATGCAAAATTCAATATACTTATTAAATCAGGATTAAGTACTGTTACTGAAACTGGAAGTGCTAGACAAAATGTACCTCGCCCAGAGTTTGTTATAGGAGGTGCACAACTTTCAGGAGATATAGATACTCATTTTGTACCTACTCTAACTGCTGCTGGAGCAGACCCTGTCACAGATGCTGGATATGACTTAGGATCAACTGCACGAAATTGGAGACAAATTCATGCACAAGATACTAGTATAAATGCAGCATCAGATAGAAGATCAAAGAAAAATATAAAGCCTTCTAAATTAGGACTTGATTTTATTAATGATTTAAACCCTGTAAGTTTTCAATGGAATTCTAGTGAAACAAAACATATAGAACATGGAATTATTGCTCAAGAAGTAATTGAAGCTATGAAAAAACAAGGCATTAATGATTTAGAACAATTTACAGGAATTAGATATGATAAAAAAACAAAGCGATATCTAGGTAGATATATGCAGTTTATGGCTCCAATGATGAAAGCAATACAAGAATTATCAGCTAAAGTAGAAAAGTTAGAAAATGAAGGCGAAAAATAAAGTTGTTAGATTGCGTAAAAACAATCCTTTCATGTCTACAGCAAAGATCGCAAAACAAGTTGGAGTGACTAGGGTATATGCTCATCAAGTATTAAAAAAGAATGATTTAGAAACTAATCCACCCAAACCTAAAAAAGTGGTATACTGTAAAGTATGTGGAGAAATAACGAACACAAGTCGAAGTATTCATAAGGGAGAATGCACCTTTAAATGGAACTATTTAAAATTAACATGTTCTTGGTGTTCAGTTCCTTTCTACAGACATAAAAAGATAATAAAGCAAAATTACAGGTTAAAACTAAAAAATGTATACTGCAGCAGACAATGTTTTCAAACAGCAAGGACACAAAAGATTGGAAATAAACAACGAACTTATATTGAAGTGGGAACCGAAAGTCTACAAAATGTTGGCTAATGTATATGTTTATGGATATGATAAAGAAGATTTAGCACAAGAATTACGATTAGTTATATGTAAAGCTGCTAAACTTTATAACCCTAATAAGAAAACCATCTTTCATACTTATCTACATACTGCAATGGCTAACACTTTAAAAACTCTATGGATGAAGGCAGCTAAAAGATTACAAAGTTATAGTCTTGACAAAGAATTTGAAACAAACGATAATAATGATTATCATTATTCATTAAATGATTTTACAAAACAAATAGATATAAATTTATTAGACTTAGAAGTTGATGATTTATTAGATTCTTTAGGGTTAGATAAAGGTGAAAAACAATTTCTGATCGATAAATTTAAAAATCGTACAATGAGAGATATAGAAAGTAATTTAAAAAAAATCAAAGATACAGAAATAGTAAATAAAGAAGAGGTGCCGAAAACATATTCGGTGTACAAAGTAAAGAAATCTTTGAGAAATAAGTTTAGAGAGAATGATTAGTATTGGAAAATTTTAATTTTATAGAATCTGGAATTATATTTGGATTATGTAATCCAAGTAATTTTAAGGATTTTACATATTTACCTAAAGATTTTGCTGAACATGGTGAAACATATAAGTTCATTCAAGATTATTTAGATAATTATTCTGAATTCCCTACTGTAGAAGTTTTAGTAGAGAAATTTGATTCATTAAAAATCGAAGCACAATCAATAAATTTCAATTATGCTTTATCCCAATTTACTAACCAAGTAATGTTTAGAAATATAGTTAATGCTTTCTCTAGTAGTAAACCCTTATTACAAGATAATCCTAAAAAAGCATTAGGATTAATTATGGATAAGTTAAATGATGTAGAAATATTATATGATTCTGATGTTAATCAATATGACTCTGGAAATTTAGATAGATATGAGGAATGGAAACGTAGAAGTAAGATTAGAAAAATGGGGGATGGTATTATTGGGATAAGAACACCATTTAAAATGATTAATTCTACAGGAATAGGATGGCAACCGGGAGATTTAATCACTACATATGCAAGACCAACTGTAGGGAAAACATGGTTATGTTGTAAATTAGCTGCAGATGCGATAAAAAGTGGTTATAAAACCTTATTAGTATCTACAGAAATGCCTAAGACTGCTATAAGTTTACGAATGGATGTATTATTAGGTCATATGATGAACTATAAATTATCTCATAGTGCACTTAGGAATGGTAAAGATATAGATGAAGAAGAATATAAAAAGTTTTTAGAAGAAACAGATTTCAAAAATCTATTAATTTGTGATCATATAAGTGGGGAAGATAGTATATCATTACCAAGTATTACAAATTTGGTAAGAAAGTATTCCCCCGATCTATTGATAGTAGATGGAGTATATTTAATATCTACATATGATAAAAATAGAGCAGCTTGGGAACAATCACATTCATTATTCTATGGTTTAAAAACTCTAGCTCTATCAACTAATACTGCTATAATAGCCTCAACTCAAGCAACAAGAGAAGCTGCAGCTAATATGTTTACTCAACCAACAGCTGGTCAAGTAGCATTTGGGGATGCTTTAATTAGAGCTTCTGATGTAGCGTTATCAATGTGTATGATAGAAGATCAACCAAAGAAAAGAGAAATAGCTTTCCAAAAATATAGAGATGGAGATTTACAATCATTAGATTGTGAGTTTATTTGGGATGTTGATAAAGGGAGAATAGAAGAAGATGATGACTCATTATTCTAGAAGAAGGAAATCCAAACCTGTAAAACAATTTGCTGGATTTACCATTGATAATAAGAATAATGTATTTTCCAAACTAAAATGTGGTAAATGTTCCATAGATGGAAAATTAAAAATAGGAGTATCTGTTCTAGATGTTAAATCATTATTAAATAAAAGAATGTTGGGGGTAGTTAAAGACGATCCTTCATGTATAAAATGTGGGACAAGGTTTCCTCAAGGATTTAGGAGAGTAGTAAATGGTTACATATACAAGACAAAAAAAGAAGTACTTAATAAAGATGACGGATTGGACTCAAGTTTTAACTAATATAGGATTTGATGTACCTTTAGGTCAAGATCAATTTCAAATATTATGTCCTTTCCATAGTGATAGAGTAAAATCATGTTCTTTAAATACTGAAAAAGGTGTGTGGATTTGTTTTGCTGGATGTGGTCAAGGAAGTTTAATAACATTTATTAAAAAATATAAGAATTGGTCTAATGAACAAATTGATTTATTTTTAAATAAATATAAAACAGATTATGATGATATTTTTAATTTTGAATTAGATGAAGTTGATTCTATACTTCCAGAGGTTCAAATACCTTATACTCAATTTAAAGTTCCTAATTGGATATTTGATAGGGGATTTAATAAAAGCACACTTAAAAAATGGAAATGTGGAGTTACAGGTAATAATGGTTTAGTAATTCCAGTAGAGGATAAAGATTTACGTACAGTTGGATGGATAGTAAGACAAGAAAAAAATATTCCTAAATATTTATATTCTACCGGATTGAAGAAATCTAAATTATTATTTGGACAATCATATATAAAACCTTGTAATTCTATATATGTAACTGAAGGAGCTTTAGATGCCATGTGGATGGATCAATTAGGTTATCCATCAGTAGCGTTATTAGGAATGAATATGTCAAAAACACAACGAGAATTACTATTGACATTACCAACAAAGGAAATTATACTATGTTTAGATAATGATGATGCGGGGGAGATTGGAAGAAATAATATATTAGATTCATTAATGGGTAAAATTACTCTGTCTTATATAAAACTTCCTAAAGAATATAAAGACGTACAAGAAATAAAATCTTGTGATATACTTAAAGATATAATAAAAAATAGAAGATACTGGTAAGGAGGACATATGTCAGGAATCGGTATGATACAAAAAAGATTAGAAGATAGAATTGCTAAACAATCACAAGTTAGTGAAAGTAGCGGAAAAGAAATTTGGTTAAAAGATGGAGATCAACTTTTTATGAAAGCTATTGCTACTGGTGATGAAAATGATATCTATTTACATGAATTCCATATTTATGAGTTCCAACAAGGAGCAGATAAGGGATGGAGAAGTGTACTTGTAATAGATGGGGAACCTGTAGATGCAGTACCTAGTGAAGCTATGTATTGGGATGACCAGCCGGATAAAAGAAAGTTACCTAGACACAAATTCGCTCTTTGGGGATACGTTACAGAGATACTTCACCCCAATAAAAGAGATGAATCATGGGATGAGATAACAAGTCGGTCAGGAGTGAAAATGTATAGAGAATCAGTTAATGATTTTAAAGTTCTCACACTGTCTTTTGGGGCTCGTAATACCAATTTTTATCAATTTTCAGATATATATGATGAAAATGGGTCTTTAAATAAAAATATAATTAGGATAAAGAGAAGAGGGTCTAACCTAGACACTACTTATACTATTACAACCACTAAAGAGGTTATAGATATTCCTGAAAATAAAGCGAGTGAAATTAAAAATCTTACTCCTATGTCGGAATATGTTGAACAAAGGTATGGAAAATCTACTTCAGATACAAGTGTTCCTGATAATGCTGTATCAACTGAAGATGATGACGATGATATGCCGTTCTAATGTATAGCACTTCTCCCCTTGTCAAAGACTCTCCGGTTCTAATACAATCGGAGAGTCGTAATAACATGATAGTTACTTCAGAAACATTTAAAGATACATTAAAATCATTTCCAGATACTTCTACATGGATAATAGATGTGGAAACTAATGGACTTAACCCTTATGATATGAATCAATTATGTGGTATAGGTTTAGCCCCATTAAATCACTCTGAAAACGAGGCATATTATTTCCCATTTAGACACCAAACAGATGAACCTAATTTAACTCAAGCAGAATTGAATGAGTTAGTACAGTTTATAAATGATAAATGTGACACTATTATTGGATATAATGTGAAATTTGATGTTAAATTTCTTAATAACGAAGGTGTTAATATTGATAAAATGAAATTTATAGATGTAATAGTTGCAGTTAGAATGACTGAATCTAGTACGGTCAATAGTTTGAAACTTGTAGATACATTAATTAGAAGTTATGGAGAGCAAGCAGGTAAATATGATATTGAAACTAAGCAGATTCTTCGTGAAAATAAATGGACTAAAGACTTTTCTCTATCTCCACCATCAATATTAGGTCCTTATTGTATAAAAGATGTATATTGGGCACAGAAAATATATTTAGATAGGCTTGAAAAATTAGAAGAATCAGGTCAATTAGAGTTATTTGAATTTCAATGTGAACTTACTAAAACTTTATATGACATGGAAAATCGTGGGATTACTATTAATAATGATTATGCTAGAATTGTTAGTAAAAAAATAGAGGGAAGAGTAAAAGAGTTAAAGCAACGTATATATGATTTAGCTAGTGATGAACTTTTAAAAAAATTAGGATTTGAAGAATTAAAATTTAAATTTAATATAAGTAGTCCTCAACAAATTGGTAGAGTATTTAACTTAATGGGTATACATTCCCCTTCTACAACTCCAACAGGGGCAGAAGCTTGGAATGAGGCAGTACTGATTCAATTGAATAATCCACTCGCAGGTTTAATTAGACAATATAGAACTTTAGAAAAGTTTCGTTCTACTTATATAGAACCTTATTTGGATATGAATATACTCCATACTAGTTTTCATAATTCAGGTACAGTAACAGGTAGGTTATCTTCACGAAATCCAAACCTTCAAAATATACCTAGAGGGATAATATATGTAGATGATAGGGAGTTATCTGAAGAAGATAAAGATGAAATTAGAGGTAGAGTAGCAGCGATAGTATCTAGTAAGGGTGGTAATTCTCAAACCAATCTTACAGATGACGTAATTGAGACATGGAGTTTCCTTGGTGGAGATAATTTTGATTCGACAGATGAAAAACAAGTGTCTATAAGAAATTTGTTTATACCTAGACAAAATTATAAATTAGTGTCTTATGATTATTCACAAATGGAAGTTAGAGTTTTTATGAATTATGTCAATAATCCTGAAATGAATGAGTTAATGAAAAAAGAAAATATAGATTTTCATGGAGAAGCGGCTAAAATTGCTTTTAATATTGAAGAAACTGACCCTGAATTTAAATTTTACAGACAATTAGCTAAGTCCATTACTTTTGGAGTTATATATGGTATAGGTAAAGATAAGTTAGCACTACAATTAAATTCTACTCCACAAGAAGCGAGCAAATATAAAAGAACTTATTTAGAAAATATGAAGGGTTCTAAAAGATTTTTTGATAATGTAGTAAGAACTATAGTAAAAAAGGGATGGGTTCGTAATAAATATAGTAGAATTTATAAAGTACCAAGAGATGTGGCGTATAGAGGGGTTAATTATTTAATACAAGGAACAAGTGCGGATATTATGAATGAAAGAATGGTTGTTATACATAATTATCTAAAAGATAAGAAGAGTAATTTGCTTTTACAAGTGCATGATGAAATTATATGTGAAATTCATAATGATGAAATTGAGGAAGTAGCTCCCAAAATTAAGGAGTTAATGGTAGAAAATTCTTTAAATATACCATTAGAAGTAGATATTGAGCTTTGTGAGCCCTCTTGGGCAGTGAAAAAAGAATATCAGGTGACTGAAAATAAAAAAATTAATATAATTGATTATATAGACTGGGATTAATAATGGAAGTAAAGTTAAAAAATGGTGAATCATTTGAAAGTTTATTTAGAAGATTTAAAAGAATGACACAGAAAGAAGATATTGTTGGATTATGTAGAAGAAAACAAGAGTTTGAACCAAAAAGTAAATTAAGACAGAGAAAAAAAGCAGATAAATTAAAAAAAAGTAGGCAAACTTCTAAAGAAGATGGGAGATAAAATGAAAGATCACAAGCTTAAAAAAAATTTAAATAAAGATATATTTTGGTGTGAAGAAAATGATGATGAAACTATATACTATGATGGCTTAAAAGAGGCATTTATAGGATTAGGTTATCAACAATTTAATGGACCTTGTGCTGTATATGATAGAGAAAAGGCAATAGAAATTATTGCAAGAGATTTTTATAATACCAAGAAAAAAGAGTATGATTTTGATAAAATGACTGCTGAAGAAAAATTAAGCACGGTGCAAGAAGTGGGAGATGAGTGTTATCAAGAAGCTATGGAGTACTTTGAATACAATACTGAAGGAGCATGGGTTGGAGATAGAACTCCAATATTTGTTCAAATGAAGGAATTATTAACACCTATAGAGGAGGAATATGATGCCTATAGGATGGAAGAATCCCAAAGTTAAATATAATTTTACATTGGGAGAATATGAAGATAAGAAGAAAAATTATCCAGATTTAACATGGAAGCAATATAGAGACATGAAAGGATATCCTGATATATCGAATGATGCTATAGGAAATTCTACTGATCCAACACATTATCATTTAGAGATAGAACCTTGGGATTTTATACATGCAAATAAGTTATCTTTTGCAGAGGGGAATGTAATAAAATATATATGTAGGTGGAGAGAAAAAGGTGGTGTTGAGGATTTAAAGAAAGCAAAACAATATATAGATATGCTAATAGCTAAGGAGCTAATAAAAAATGGAGAAGTCTAAAAGTAATAGTTATATTGATACTGATGATGATATGAAAACTTTAGAAGAATTTACTTGTAATCCTCATCATTTTATTCTTAAAGAAAGACGTGCCCCTGATTCCCCTAAAGGATTTATAACTGGTAAATGTAGTAAATGTAATATTACCCATAAAGAATATATAATAAAAAGGAGGGCTATAAAAAATGGCTAAGATAGGTGTGAAATTAGGGTTTACTTTTAGAGTAGGTCCATTAGATACTAATCAATATGCAAGAATGGATATGGAAATTCATGATCTTGATACTGAAATTTCTATAGAAGAACAATTGGAGGAAGCTGGGTTAACTATAGATAAAGCTTACCAAGTAGTTCATGATAAAGTGGATAATGGAATCAGGGAAATATTTAAAAAAGGTAAGAAAAAAAATGGAAAGTGAGTATGTTAGAGCTATTGTCATGGAAAATATTCTGGCTGAAAGAGAATTTAATACTGAAAAAGTTAGAAATTTTAGAAATAAATCAGATGTAAATGATTTTTGGACAGTTATTTTAGCGGAAGAATTGGGAGAAATAGCAAAAAAAGTGCGTAAAAATAATACTGCTGGAATGTATAATAGATTGATACAGTGTGCTGGTATTTGCATGGCATGGGCAGAGGCTTACCATGAAGATAAAATTAAGAAAGAGGATAAATAATTAATGAAAGAAACTGCAGAATCAATATTTAATGAATTATTAAATGATAAAAAATTAGCTACTAAAAGAGGAGACGATGAAAGTTTTGCTTATGGTAGAATACCATTTAATATTCCACAATTAGATAGAATAACAGCTGGTGGTATACCTAGAAAAAGATTTACATTGCTTTTTGGTGGGTGGTCATCAGGTAAATCTTATATAGCATCTCAACTTTGTAAATCTGTACAAGAAGATGGGGGAGTTTCAGTTTGGATAGACTTAGAAAAATCATGGGATCCTGCATGGATGGAAAAAGTTGGTATAGATATAACTAAAATAATAGTAGCTGACCCCGCAACTGCAGAAGAAGCATTTAAGATTGCTCAAAAGAGTTTAAGAACTGGAGTAGATTTAGTAGTGTTAGATAGTGTAGCAGGAATAATACCTGCAGATATATTTAATAACGAAAAAGGTATTGACTATAGTCCTATAGCATGGCAATCAAGAACATGGAATCAAATGTTAATTAGATTACTTCCTGATTTAACATATGGAAGTTCATTGGTTGCTATTAATCAAACTAGAGGAGCTATGGGACCAATCACTGCAATGGAAACTATGCCCGGTGGGGAAGGACAAAAGTTCTTTTCACATTGTTGTATGCAAGTTTCCAAAGGTGGTTGGTTAAATGAACCAGCATCTTCAACTAACAGAGTGGGTTTTGAAATCAAAGTAAAACTATTAAAAGATAAATTTGGTGGGGAGAGATGGGAAGAAGTAGTTATACCATTTCGTATAGAAGGTGGAGTAGATGTTGTGGAGACTTACGTTAGATTAGGATTAGAATATGGAATAATTAAACAAACAGGAGCTTGGTATACCTACGAAAAAATGCCTAATAAAGTAACAGGTATTAACAAAGTAGTAGACTGGTTTAAAGAAAACCCTGAAGATTACGAGAGGTTTAAGAATGAGACCGAAGAGTTTTACACCACAAGAGAATCTAATAGCCAAAGTTCTTGAAGAAACAGGACTTCGTTATGCTAGACAAGTACCTATAGGAAATTATACTGTAGACTTTCTTATAACAGAAATGAATGTTATAATAGAAGCAGATGGTCCTTTTGGACATTTAGCAAAAAGAGATATTAAAAGAGATGACGACTTAATAAACATGGGTTTTACAGAAGTTTGGCATCTTAAAGAGAAAACATATAAAGATATAAAGGAGAGGTTATGGCAGGAATTGAAGCTATATTAAGCAAAGGAAATAATACAAAAAAATCTAGAAAAAGAACTAAAAATCAAGATAGATGGCTATTAAAATCTATTGATAACGTATTAAGTAGAAAAAATAGTCCCCCAACTAAAGGGAAATTTTACCCATCTTTATTTGGTAATCCTTGTGATAAGTATTTATATCTTGCATATCGTGGTCAATTAGATTGGGATACTATAGAGGCGAGAGTACAACGTATATTTGATCATGGTGGTACCTTTGAATCACGTATGAAAAAGTATTTAAAGAAAGCTGAACTTTATATAGATGATGAAATTAGTGTGAAATTAGAAGCTCCTCCAATATCTGGTAGGATGGACTTTTTAATAAAGCATGAGATACATGGAGAAACCCCTTTAGAATTAAAAACTATTAAGAGTGAAGATTTTAAAGAGTTAAAAGAAACACCAAAAAGTGAGCATTTAATTCAATTACAGATTTATTTAAATATTAAAAAATATGATTATGGGGTTGTGTTGTATGAAAATAAAAATGATCAAAATTTAAAAGCTTTTCAAGTAGAAAGAAATGAAAAAACTTGGGAAAATATTTTAGAAAGATGTGATAGAATAATGAATATGACTATAGAACCAGAACAATGTACTGGTATGTGGTATTGTAAATGTAAAAACAGGAGGCAGTAATGGAAAAAAGATGGAGTTATCAAGATTCAATTAGGTTAGCTAATCAAGCTTTAAAAGAAGCTGGTATTCCTAAAGTAATAATGGATGGTAATGCTGATGCTGAATTAAATTTTATTGATGTACTTCACGCATCTCCAGAACAGTTAGAAAAGTACCTAGTAATATATGGTGGATTTAAAGGACAACTTGAGCAACGGGTATCTGATACAGAAACTAAAAGAGCAGCAATGGAAGCCCAATTCACTGAAAATTATAATATTGCTTATGCAGACTTACTGAGTCAAGTTGAAGGAAAGAAACCAACTAAAGATGAGTGTAGAGGGATCATAATGGGATCTATCGAACCTTTAGCTAAATTACAGAGAGAATTGATAGATGTCACTGCAATAATGAATAAATTAGAGTCACAACTTAGGTTATATACCCAATGTTGGGCTACTGTTTCTAGAATTGTTGCGTTAAGGACTAAAGGATTTGATTAATTTGTAGTATAATAAAATAAGGAGAATTTCTACTATGGGAAAATTTAGACCCCAAATTTTTTTAGCAATAGCTTGTTTAACTACATTATCTGTAGTTGGGTTATTCCATGGTATGCCAGAAGTATCTACTGCAACAATTGGTGGAATCATAGCTTTAGGCATGAAAATTTTAGAGGGGGAATAAAAACGAGTGGAAGAAATGACTAGTGAAAAAAGAGAAGATACTTACAAAACATATTTTAATAATTACCACTATTTTAACAATAATATTAATTGCGGTAATAATAATAGGAGAAATATATAGTAGATGAAGGCGAAACTAGTTAAAATATTAGATATATTTTTATATATAATTACATTTATTACCGTAATCTGTGGAGCATTTGTATTAAGTGTCACTTCAATAAATCCAGTCAATTTATGGTGGGCGATTGCTCCAATCCAAACTCCATTAGGAATAATTACTTATTCTGGTGTTATGGAATACCTTACATTTTTACAAACATGGTATTGGTATAGTATTGGCATTTCAGCCTTTTCCATTGTTTTTGGATATGCAATACATGTTAGATCACTAAAGGCTCTATATGAGCTTATAAAAGCCTCTCCAAAGGCTCTTTTGTATTCCCCAATAACTTTTTATAAAACTTTAAAGAACTTTAGGGATTGGTTGTTTAAGAAAATAGAATATCTGAATGGCGAGTCTGCTAAATGGAGACGTTTCTTTACAATAGCTAAGTCACCTTATTCCTTACTTAGGTCACTGGGTCTTAATCCACAAATGGCTATAGCTGTATTGGGTGTTGGTTCTACAACAGCAGTTGGTGTTGGTGTAGCAGAAGTAATGGAAATAAGAAGTTTTGCTGGTGGTAGTGCGGGTATATATGCCGCACCTAGTGAATACCCAGATGAAGAGCTTGAAAAACGTATGGCATGGAGAAAAGACAATCCCTCAGATAATACGCTTAGAATTGTGCTTGGTTCTACTCCTGTAGAACTTATCAGTATCTCAGATGTGTCTGTAGGTACAGCTTATACTGGTTCAGCATTACCTAGTGGAAAAGTTGAGGCTATTTTAATTGAAGGCAAGCTGGGGATGAGTGCCAGACTTGAAATCGGAGAATTTATATTTGAAAGGAATACTTGTAAAACATTAACATTAAGTGATATTAATGCCCATAAAGTAGTGATTCAACATAACGCATCTGATGGACAAAGTATTTCTCAAACAGTAGGATCTAATCGTGATTTACAAATTTCAGGTGGTAATTTTATGGCTAAAGAATTATCCACTTCTGGAGGTACTTATGATAGAATCTGGTTGGATACAGGTAGCTTAACTTCTACAAATGCCAAGATTAATAAACTTAATCTTTCTAATATTGTTAGTAAAGGTGGAACATGTGTAATTAGACAAGCTAATATAGGTCTATTAACGATACAATACAACACAACAGGTAATGACCAAGACTTTGCGACTAAAGAGTTTCAAGTACAATCCTCAACAAAAGCGAGTATTTGGGAAGTAAATAACAATATAGAGGTTCTTTTAACAGAACCAGCTACACAATAAGGTGAATAATAGATTTGATGAATACATTAAATTAATGCTTAAAATAGCTTTATTAGCTAGTTGTGTTTGGGTAGTATTAATCATAAGAGAAGTAATGTTTTGAAAGAGGGAACATATGAGAAGAGGCATAATAAAGACGTTACCAGCGTTAACTTCCGCTCTTGTAGCGGTTGGAGCAACTTTACTATTTGTACATAGAGAAAGAATAGAAAATAAAGTAGCTTCTAATTTAAGTTTAAGACAAATAAAAAAAGAGGGAATTCCTTTACAGTAAAGAAATGAGATATTTAGGACTAGATACGTCTAGTAAGGCTATTCATGGCGTTATATTAGACGAACAAGAAAATTTGCTATCCACCCATAAAGTTATATGCAACACTAAAAATCCTTTTAAAGAAAGATTCTCAGAGTTATTAACAAATTTTATGAATGAATTGTGGGATATTGATGCAGTAACTTTAGATTTAGCTTTAATAGAAGAACCAATATTCGCACAGAATAGAAATGTAGTACGTACTCTTTCAGAAGTAGTGGGGGCTGTATGGGCTATATTAAGTATAGCAGATGTTCCAACTAAATTAGTGGATAATGGGACTTGGAAGAAAAATATCATAGGAAATGGAAAATCTAAAAAATGTGATATAATGAAATATGCAACAGAAAAGTGGGGAGATAAATTCCCCGAACAAGATTATGCTGATTCAGCATGTATAGCTTTATATGGATTGAAGGAGAGTGATAATGTCATATAGCAAAGTTAATAAAAATCCTAAATTTTATTTTATGGAAAAGAAAAAGAATAAGGTAGAGAAACCTAAGGATAGTTTACCAAAAGGTATGACTAAAAAGAAATTTAAAGATAAATATGCAAAGGTTGTATGGTGTGATTATTATGATTGTATACATAATGAAAGACCAGAAGGGATGAGTAGGAAAGTTGGGACTATAATGGGTAATCCTAACTACGAATCTGTAGGAACCAAGGATGAATCTTTTAAAGGTGTATGTAATAAAGAGGAGATTGGAATAAGATTTAAAGTTATAAAAACTTCAAGTGGTGCAAAACATAAGGTTCCTGAATGTTTTAATGCTACGTCAAATAAAACAGGACATATGGATTTTAGTAAACTTTTACAACCTGATGGAAGTCCATTTGGGGGAAGTATTGAATCAGGAAATGCTGATACAGGGTATTCAAATGTGGGGTATCTCTAATGCCAAAAAAATTTTCTAGAAATGTGAGGGAACGAGGATTAAAATTATATTTGGATGATAGTTATTCAGCGAGAGAGATTGCAGAACAATTATCACAAGAATTTAGGACAGTTGTTACCACCCCTACTATTTATCATTGGGTTAGAGTTTTTGATTGGAAGAGGGTGAAGAAAGAAACCCAAACTAAATCTTTAGAGAAAATGCAAGAAAATGAATCATCAAGATTGGCTAGGATACAAGAAGAACATCAGTCAGCTTATGAAGCTATTAGAAGTAAAGCGGGTTCAGAATTAAACTCTTTAAATTTTGATAGAGCTTTTGATGCAGTTAAAGCTTTAGATATTGGAATACAGGGGGAGAGAAAAGTAGCAGAAGGGTTGATAAATATACAATTCATACAAGATGTGGTAAATATTCTTGTGGATGAAATAGATGATACGGATTTAATTAAAAGAATAGCTGGTAGATTGAAGGTATTAATGGCTTCAAAAGAAGATGAGTAATGAATTAACTACATATAATAAGGCATTTGAAATGCTTGCTGATAGATTAGTGACGAGCAGAAAATATTCTATCGGAAGTTTTTGGGAATTTGTTAGGGATGTGTGGTCTTTAGGTTTTGAACATCCTGAATATTTTAAAGCTTGGCATGTAGGAAAACTATGTGAAGAAGTTGAAGAATGTATGGAAAATAAAATGAATTATCTCGCTATATTACCTAGAGCACATTTTAAATCTACAATTTTAGGACATGCATTTAGTATATGGAGAACTTTAAAAACTCCGGGAAGCTGTAATATTTTATATTTATCTTATAGCGATACTATGGCAAAGTATCATATCTCTGAAATTAACAAAGAAGTTAATCGTAATCCAATTTTAAAACAATTAATGACAAATAAAGCTCCAAAAGCGGACTTTACTTTTAGATACTCAACAGGAAACGAAGGAACTGCAGAAATATTACATGGTGGGTTATTTTCTTTCAAACGTGGTATGCACGTTAATGGAGCATTAATTGCTGATGACATATTGAAAGACCCTGAAAGTCCATTGGCAGTAGGTCAAATGGCGAAGATTGAGGATCACTTCCTTACAGAATCCTTATTTATTCCTAATCAAGGAATTCCTGTGGTGGTTGTAGGTACACCTATGATACCCGGAGATTTATTAACAGTACTAGAAAAAGATGATAGATTTAAAACTACTAAGCTTCCTGCATTAGATCCAGAACCGGGAAGAAGAGTGTTAATGCCAGAAGTATATAATGAAAAATGGTTATTAGAACAACAAAAAGCAAAGCCTAAATCCTTTGCATCAGAATTTTTATTACAACCACATTTTAATACTGAGGCATATTTTAATACTGAAGATATTGAAAAGTGTGAAGATGCAAATTTAAGATCATTACCCACTACTATGAAACATGATTTTAGTGATGATGAAGATATATTTGCTGGGTTCGATGTAGGTAAGAAAAGACATCCATCTCATTTAGTTGTGTTTAAAAGAAAAGGTGAACGTATAGAACAAATTCATCAATCATGGTTAGATGGTTGGGATTATTCACAACAGGTTGTATTTTTAAATGAAGCGGCAGAAAATTTTGGATTATCAAAAGGATATATAGATAATACCAGAGGTGAGTTAGAGGATAGGGGATTACATAGATTATGGTATCCATTATCATTTTCTTTAAAATCCAAGAATAATATGGCACATATTTTTGAAGAGTATGTGCATTCAGGTAATTTACATTTAATAAGAGATCATAGACAAAGACAGCAGATATTATCAGTTAGTAATGAATTAAAAGCTCCTGAAACCCCTATGGGGCATGGGGATGCTTTCTTTTCTATTGCTATGGCTTTGCAAGCTGCGTATGAAACTGGGGTATATAGAATGCAGACTGTAGCTAATTTACAGGATATTGCTGCAGATGTTGACCCATCATTAAAAAATGTTGGAAATTTAGACAAAAATAAACCTGATGTACTACTTGATTTTGATCAAGACAAGTATAATAATAACATGGAGTCGCCAAACCCCTCATGC